CGTGAGCGTGTAACGTACAGGCATGACCCTCCTCACCCTCCCTCCGGCGGCGCCGCCGCCCATGTTCGACCCCGAGGACGGGGCCGTCATGACGTTTGGGGCCAGGCACGGACGTAACGCCGCACTAACGGTTTTCGAGATGAGGGGCGGCGCGCGAGGGCTGTACAACTGGTCGAACAAGACGGCGCAGAACGAGACGGACTTCTACACCAAGATTTATACGAAAACGATCCAGAAGGACGTCGTTGTCGAGGACCGGCGCTCGATCGAGGACGTTCTCCAGGCGATCGACGGGGACTTTAGCGTGGTCGACACCCCGGTCCCTTCAGCCTCTGTAGAGGCTAACTTCAGTCTACCCCCTAGAGGGGCTAACTTTTCTGGAATCGTCGTGGGCGACCTTGACGCAGAGTACGATACCGTGGATGACTGACCGTGCCGGGCACAGCCGCTGGACCGCTGTACGGATAGGCGCCCCACGCTGTCCCTCCTCCGGCGTGGGGCGCTGACCTTATGGTGTCGCAGGACCAGATCGCGGCCGTTCTGAAGCTGCGCGCGGACTTCCCGTTTTTCGCGCGGACGTGCCTGAAGATCGTCACGACTGACGCCAGGCTTGTCCCGTTCGAGCTTAACACCGCCCAGCGCGTCCTGAACGCCCACGCGGAGGACATGCTGCGCCGCAAGGGCTATGTCCGCATTATCACGTTGAAGGGCCGTAAACTCGGCATTTCGACGTGGACACAGGCGCGGGCGTACCACAAGACCTCGCTGTGGCCGAACCAGCGCGCCTTCGTGCTTTCGCATCACGGGGCAACGTCTGATAGCATTTTCGACATCAGCGAGACGTTCCACAAGCACAACCCTGTCGCCCCGGTGACGGGGGCTTCCAACGCCAAGGAGCTGTCGTTTGCGCGGATGAACTCGGCCTACGAGGTCACGACGGCCGGGTCGAAAGAGGTCGGCCGCGGCGGTACGCGCCAGTTCTTCCACGGGTCCGAGGTGGCCTTCTGGGAGAACGCTACCGGCCACTTCAAGGCGTCGGTTAACTCGGTCGCCCTGGTTCCGGGCACGTGGGTTATCCTCGAGAGCACGGCAAACGGCGTCGGCGACGAGTTCTACCGCCGCTGGCAGAACGCCGTCGCCGGGGTCGGCGAGTTCGAGGCGTGCTTTCTGGCGTGGTTCCTCGAGCCTACGTCGCGCATCCCCGTTGGCCCTGAGTTCAAACTTTCAGACGTCGCGCCGGCAGAGGGCCTGTCGCCAGTCGACGGGGAACTCACGGAGTCCGAGTACGCCGAGGCGTTCGGGCTCGACCTCGAGCAGATGCACTGGCGCCGCAACAAGATTCTCGACGACGGCCTCGACTCGTTCAAGGTCGAGTACCCGGCGACGGCCGAAGAGGCGTTCCAGAGCGCCAACAAGGGCTCGTTCATACCCGCCAAGGCGGTCATGCTGGCCCGCCGCCGCCGCGTAGAGAGCCTGGGGCCGCTGATTCTCGGCGTGGACCCGGCAGGCCCCGACGGCGACAGGTTCACCGTCGCCCACCGCCGCGGCGCGTGCTGCCACAAGATCGAGTACCGACAGATCGGCTACGTTGAGGCTGTGGAGTGGATGGCCGACCTTATCGACCAGCACAAGCCCGCCGCCATGTTCGTCGACGCAGGAGGCCTCGGAGCCCCGCTTATTGCGTTTTTGCGCGCGAAAAACCCCAGGTACGACGCGATCGTGCATTCGGTTAACTTCGGAGCCAAGAGTCAGGCGAAGATGGCGAACTCAAAGCGCGCGGGGCCTGTGAATCGCCGCGCGGAGATGTGGCTACGCACTAAAAACTGGCTTGAAAACGTGGACACGCCGCCCCAGATTCCAGACGACGACGCGCTACAGGCAGACTTGACTGGCGTGAAGGCCAAGCCCAACACGTCCAACGACCTTCTCCTGCAATCCAAGGCCGACTTGAAGGCCAAGGGTATCAGGTCCCCCGATTTCGCTGACGCGCTGGCCTTGACGTTCGCCACACTCCAGTTCTATGAGAACATCTCGGACGAGGATAAGCCCGTTCCCTTGACGGGGCCCATGGTTGCAGAATACAACCCGTTTAACGGCGGCGGCGGACGCGGCAGCCAGTCCTGGATGTCCTGATGGCCGACAACTACTCCGTTTCAGGTGGCGGCTCTAACGAGTACAGCAAGGGTAAGCGCGTAAAGCTGCCCGACGACTTCCCGACTGTGGAGGCGTTCCTAGAGGACATGCGCTGCAACTACGACGACGCCTACAACGCCAACGTCCTGAACCTACAGGCCTCGATCGAGGATACCGGCTTCGCGGCCGGAGCCCAGTGGGACCCCGCGACTCAGGCGCGGCGCATCGCCGACAGGAAGCCGCTCCTCACCGAGAACCGAATGCTGGCCTTTGTGGGCCAGATTGTAGGTAACCGGCGCCTGTCCGAAACAAGCATCAAAGTTCTCCCAGACAACGCCGGCACGAAGGCTGAGGCGCGGCTGCGGCAGGGCCTGATCCGAGGTATCGAGAAACACTCGCGCGCCGACATCGCCTACGACTGCGCGCTACAGCAGGGCGCCATCGGCGGGGTTGGAAACTTCCGAATTATCGCGGAGTACGCCGGGTATGACGCTTTCGACCAGGACCTCAAGATCGACGCGCTGACCGACTTCACCTGCGTCACGTGGGACCACCTGATGAACGACCCCACGGGGCGAGACGCGCGCCACGTTTTCGTCGAAGACAACATGACCATGAAGGACTTCAAGGCCCGGTGGCCTTGGGCTCAGACGGGTGACATGGGTGCCACATTAGCGCCGAACAACACGGTCATCGGCCCCCAGTGGTGGTCGATCGACACCGTGAAAGTGGCCTCGTACTGGCGTATGCGCTCGGACGCGCGAACCGTCGCCCTGATGAACAACGGAGACATAACGGACGTCACCGACATGGATCCCGCGGAGTACCTGCCCAACGTCACCGTACACCCGCGCACAGGCGAGCCCCACATCCGCGAGGCGGAGCGCCCCTTCGCGGAAATGTACCTCTGCACGTCCAACAGCATCCTCGACGGCCCCTATCGCATGTACACCTACCGCGTCCCGGTTTTCCGGGTGCCGGGGTGGGAGATCAACGTCGCTGGTTCCAAACAGTATTTCGGCGTCGTCCGGTTCCTCAAAGACCCGCAGCGCATGAACAACTACTGGATTTCGACGGTCGCCGAGAAGCTCATGCAGGCCCCCAAGGCCAAGTGGATCGCGACCAAGAAAGCCGTACAGGGGTTCGAGGAGAAGTGGCGCAACAGCCACCTCTCCAACGACCCTCTTCTGATATGGAACGACGAGGAGACGGACAAGCTCCCGCAGATGGTCCCTCCCGTGCAGATGGAGCCGGCGCTTATCCAGGCGGCCGGCATGTCGGCGCAGGCTATGCGCGACATCTCCAACATTCACGAGGCGTCGCTCGGCATCCAGTCGAACGAGGTTTCCGGCAAGGCGATCACGGCGCGCCAGCGCGTAGGAGAGCTTGGGACGGTCATCTACAACGACAATTTGAACATGGCTATCGAGGAGGCAGGCCGCGTGCTGTGCGACCTCCTCCCCCACTACTACAGCGCCCAGCGTACCGTCGTAATCTTGGGGGAGGAGGGGAAGCAGGACTTAATGCAGCTCAACAACCCCGACGACCCCGAATCCAACATCACGACGGCCAAGTACCGCGTCGCCATCACGACAGGCCCGTCCTACGCCACCAAGCGCGTCGAGGCTGTTGAGACCCTGACGTCTCTGGTTAACTCGGCCCCCGAGGCCATGTCTGCCGGCCTCGACATCATCGTGGACAACATGGACATCCCCGGAGCCGAGAAACTGGCCAAACGTCTGCGCCTGGCGCTCCCGCCGCAGTTCCGCGACCCCGAGGACATGTCGCCCGAGGAGCAGCAGGCCGCGCAGGCCGCGCAGGAAGAGGCCGCGCAGCAGCAGCAGATGGCGCAGGCCGCCGCCGAGGCGCAGCTCAAGGAGATCATGGCCAAGGCCACGCTCGCGGAAGCGAAAGCCATGGAGGCTATGGCCAAGGCGCAGGAGCAGGGCGAGTCCCTCGAGAAGACCATGGCCGAAGTCGCCAAGATGATGTCGGAAACACGCAAGAACGATGCCGCGACCGAGAAACTGCGCGCCGAGACCGTTCTTGTCGGCGCCGACGTCGACCGCACGGACGCCGAGACCTCGTCGATTCAGGTCAACGACGTGCTGGCCGCGCGCCAGCAGGAAATAGACAAAGACAACGGCGTGCAGGAGCGCGCGGCGGCTGAGAAGGCAATGAAGGAGAAAGCCAAAAATGACCGAGCAAAACCAAAACCAGGAGCCTGAGAAGGTCCCCGAGGATTTCGAGGCATTCAAGGCGGCGGCCAACGCCCCGAAAGAGGTAGACGCCCCCGCCGAGGCCAAGAAGGCTGAGGACGAGGCCGCCGAGGCTCTCGCCACGCAGGAGGCGGAAGCCGCCAAGCCCGCGGACCCGGAGAAGGGCGCGGACCCCGCGCCGAAAGGTAAGAAGCCGGCTTCGGAGCGGTTTACCGACCTCGTGAAGCGGAATCACGAGAAGGACCGGGAGAACGCGGACCTGCGGGCCAGGCTCGAGGCGCTGGAGGCCGCCAAACCCGACGCCACCTCGTCTGCCGAAGAGACGGACGACGGCGAGGCCCCCAAGGCTCCGCACGCGGACGACAAAAATGCCGACGGGACTCTGAAATATGAGTTCGGGGAGTTGACGACCGCGTTTATTCGGGATACGGCACGTTTTGAGACGCTTCAAACCGTCCGAGAAGAACGTACTCGGGAAGAGTCCATTCGGCAGCAGCAGGCCGCAGCGGCGAAAGCCGAAGAAGCTGAGAGCGCGTGGGTTGACCAGCTAGAGTCAGCCGCGGCGAAGCACCCCGACTATGTGGAAAAGGTCCTCCACGGCGCAGAAGCCGGGAAGTGGCCGTGTTCCAGAGAAACCGGCGCGATGCTGCGAGACTCCGATGTCGGCGCCGAGGTAGCCTACCACCTCGCGACGAACGTGCGGGAAGCCATCGCTCTGGACGGTATCAAAGACCCGGTAGAGTGGGCGAGAGCTTTCGGACGGCTAGAAGCACGCTTTGAAGCCGGGGAACCCCCGCCCCCCACGCCGCGCAAGACCCCCTCCGCCGACCCGCCTCCCAAGAACCAAGCAAGGGGCGCAAACGGCTCGTTTTCGTCAGTTCCCACAGATTTTGAGGCCTTCAAGGCCCGCATAAGGAAAGAGCAAAGTGGCTAACCAGTTTCTTGACGACACCATCTATGTCAACTCCATGCTCCTGTTGGTCGAGAACCATCTGGTCATGGGTAAACTTGTCTCGAACAAGTTCCAGGACAAGGTCAACGACCACAACCGCCTGAAAGTGTACGAAAAGCGCCCGTCGCGCTTCACCGTCACGGACGGCGCCACGCTCCAACTCCAGGACAGCGTGACTGGATCGGCCAACATCTCGATCGACAAGTACAAGGGCGTTCACATCTCGGTCGGCGACCTGGAGTGGATCCAGTCGTACAACGACCTGATGCAGAACCAGGACATGAAGTCGGCCGCCTCCGCCATCGCGCAGGCAATCGACTCCAACCTGCACACGCAGCTCCTCAAGTTCCCGAGCTGGGTCAACGCACCGGGCTCCACGGCGACCGACTACGCGCTGGCCACTCCGCAGCAGTTCATCCCTGTTCGCACGCGCCTCGAGAACCTCTCGGCTCCGTCCAGCGACCGTGTCTCCGTGTTCTCCACCGAGGACAGCGCGGGCGTCATGGGCTCGTTGATCGACAAGTTCATGTCCTCCACCGCGGTTGACGCGCTGAAAAACGCGCGTATACCGATGCTTTCGGGCATCGACAACTATGAGACGCAGGCCACGCGCAGCCTCACGACCGGCACCCGCACGACTTCCGGCGCGGCGCAGGTCGACGGCGCCGCCGAGAACGTGAACTACCGTGACGTCAAGGACGTTATGACCCAGACGCTCTCGCTGAAGGGTCTCACCAACGGCCACACGATCAAGGCCGGCGAAGTGCTCACGATTGCCGGCGTCTACGCCGTCAACCAGCGCACGCAAGAGACGCTGACCTACCTCCAGCAGTTCACCGTGACCGCAGACGTCACCGTGACCGGCACCACGGAGGACGTCACGATCCGTCCGCCCATCATCGTCACCGACACGACCGACGGCACCTCCGTCGTTCAGAACACCGTGTTCGCCACCGTCAACTCGGTCCCGGCCGACAGCGCCGCTGTGACATGGGCAGGCAACGCCTCGTCCACGTTCCGTCAGCGCGCGGCCTGGCACAAGTCCGCCATCCAGCTCGTGTCTGCCCGTCTCCGTATGCCGGATACCGGCGTGGCGTCGTTCGCCGTCTCCAAAGAGACCGGCATCGGCATCCGCTACTGGCGCGGCTCGGACATCGCGACCGGCGCGCACATCCACCGCTGGGATTGCACGTTCGGCTCCGAGGTCATGGACCCGATGCTGGGTACGCGCTTCTCCGGCACGGCGTAATCACAGGAATAAGCCCCCAGCCTCTGCCGAGAGGTACGCTGGGGGTGTCCTCCTGAAGCCCCGCGCAAGGAGCGCCCTGTGACGACCAAATTCGAGACCCTCACCGTTACCCCGATTGCCGAGGCGCTTAGCCGCGTCGTGCAGACGGCCCAATTCGACTCCTCTTCCGACCTGACCGGTTGGGCACTGTTCGGCGAAGGCCTTGTGCAGTTCCAGGGCTATGGCCCCGTGGACGGCGCCACGCTGAACCTGCAACGCTCCACCACCGACCCCTCCGGCACAGCGAGCCCCGCGGTAGTCGCCACCGTGACGGGCAACGCCTCCACGGTCGGTGTCGCCGCCTCGTTTGATAACGCCGCCCCCGCATGGTTCCGCCTCGCCAATGCGACCACGTTCGGCCCGGCTAACTCGGTCGTCGCCCGCACGCTCGAGTCGCTCGCCGCGGCCATCAACGGCTGGCAGCCCGCCTTGTACGACTTCGCAGTCGACACGGACGATGTCCCTACCGTCAACGCGGCCTACACCGCCACCACTATTGTCCTGACCGCCCTCACGGCCGGCGCAGCGGGCAACGCCATCGCCACGACCGAGACCCTCGCCAACGGCGCGTTCGGAGCGGCTACTCTGGCCTCCGGCGCTGACGCCGTCGCAGCGGTCGGCACGTACACGTACACCGGACAGCCCTCCGCCGCTCAGACGGTCACAATCGGCACGACGGTCTACACCTACGTCGCTGCGCTGACCGGCGCGGCCTACGAGGTTCTTATCGGCGCGTCTGCCGAGGCCACCCGCGACAACCTTCTCGACGCTATCAGCGAGACCGGGGATGTCGCCACGGGCGTCCTGACGGCGACTGCCAACCCCGCTGCCGGCGGGATCGTCCGCATCGGCAGCTACTATTACACCATCGTCACGGCCCTCACGGCTGCCGGGGTTCCTTTCGAGGTCCTCCGCGGAGCCTCG